ACTACTCTATCTTGATGTTGTAGAACATGCGTTGCTGAGATGGCGGATCTCCTTGTGTAGATTCAAGTCTCAACTACAGTCCCGTAAATACTTTACAGAGCAACCGGTGGCACATAGTAGCACTTAGTAGTGGCTGATTATGTGGGGGAAGATAGCGATTGGTCGACGACAGCATAGTACGTTAGATCCATTGGTAGTGCTGTTTCAGCACTACCATGGCTTCTGAGCAGCATGAGCAGTATTATTTGCAGTTGTTAATATCCAGTAAGAGTTTTAAGAGTAATCAGAATAAATTACGATAAAAAAGAATACCGAACTTAATCTGAGCGTAGCGAAGATAAGTGAAGGTATTAGTTGTCTGTAAGACAACTTTAGATAAGGATAGTTTGATATAAATGAATAATAATGGGCAAAAATAACATACCAATCTCATTAGTGCTAATAAAATTGGTATGTGTGGGTTGGTTAAAAGAATGGTAGCTGTGACTTTTTAGTTGTTTCTAGATTAGATTCTATCAATTTATTGATAGAGGTTCTTTCTTCAGTGGACATATTAAGTATATCGTTATACGATATCCCTCCCCTCATATACCATGACATTGTAAGTGCGCTTTTTTTAATTTCGGCGCACTCTTCTTCCATTTGATCTAATAGCTTCTGTACTTCTTCATGGTTCAGCTTCAGAAGCCTCATCCGAAAAAATTAGATGTATCCAATGTATAATTTTGTTCATATTGGTGTTGGCAATGAACACATTTTATTTCTAAAGGTTTTAGTGAAGATGCTTCTTTTAATGTAGCATTATGGTCTCTTATAAGAGCATAATTATTTTTATCACTATTTCTTAAAAAGTCTAAAATATATTCTGTATTATCTACAAAAACGCTAGGGGTTTTGATATAAGCAACTGTTTTGGACAAAATTTGCATAGTAACCTCAGTAATATGCTTTAGTGCTTCTTGCATTTTTTCTGTTTTTACAATATCATCATCCTGACTTTGTAAAATAGCCAATGTTCTTTGTATCTCAACTTGACTAAGGCTAGATTCAGTCATTTGTTTATACGTTAATGGTTTAAATTTTATTGTTAAATCATTGATTACTAGTTCAGTATCATAGTTGCCTGCTTTTAGTTGACTTAATACAGATATAAGATTTAAAGAATACTCAGCTATTTCTTTACATGAAGGACATTCAGATGTAATCGTTAGATTACTATCACCTGACGCTGCTCGAATAGCAATTAATATAGCGTCTAAGTCGATGCTATTAATCGCCCATGGATTTTTAATATTAGGTACACAACTTTTCATGATATCTACCATTGCAACTCCATTAAATAGGGCATCAGGAGTTCTAGCAGAAATTTCATCAATCGCAGTCATTGGATATACAGGTAACTCACCATTTTCTGGCAAATCAACTACATCCGAAGAATAAAGTTTTCCAAGACTTGGTAGTTTTAAGTAAATTGCAGGTCTGCGAAAATATTGTTTTAGGGGGTTGTTTTCTAATGACATTTTGATTCCTTTTATAAAATAATGGTTTTTTACCCAATAATAAATACATAGAGTGCTTATTTATTGGTAAAATAACACTCCCAAATATATTGGTAAAATTATGACAGATAAAGATTTAGCAGACCAACTCAATGAGCTTATTGTAACGCTTAAAGCTACTAGTTTGGCTTCGGCTGAATTAAGTGGCACTTCTGAGACATTAACTAAGGTTTTTACAGAGTTATCTAAAGAATCTAGAGCAAAGGCAGACCTTGCTAAAAAACAAAACGAAGAAAAAGCTCGCCTTGAACAAGCTAAACGCAAGCAAGAAGATAATCTTAAAAAGGCACAAGAAGAAGCTGTAACCAGTATTAAAAGTTTTGGTAAGGCGTTGATTAGTAATGAGGCTGGTTTCAACAAATATAGTGAAGGTGTTAAATCTGCCGGTGATGCAGCTTGGGATATAGGCAAAAATTTTGGTCCATGGGGAAAGATTTTTGGTGGCGCAGTTAAAGCTGCTTCTAGAGCAGCCGCCGCTAGCTTTGAACAAACAGATAATTTGCTTAAAGCAAGTGATTCTATTAGTAAATTGGGCGCGGTTAATTCTTTTAGTACATCAAAACTTTATGAGTTTGCACATGGGGCTAGTTTATCTTCCAAAGAAATGGATAAACTAATAAAACCAATGCAGTCAATGCAAGGTGGATTAACTAGGTTAGGGTCAAATGTATCTGAGGGTGTAGAAAAATTTGCTAAAATGGTGAATGTCTCAGCGGATGTTCGAAGCGAGTTTCAAAGAATGGGTTTGAATAATGAAGAGCGTATTGCAGCGCAGGGCGACTTTATTACTCAAATGGAAAGAAATGGTGTACTTCTTAATGGTAGGCTAAAAACAGATGCGGGTTTACAAAAAGCCTCACTTGATTATGTTAGAGAGCTTACGGCATTATCTGGGCTGACAGGTCAAAGTAAACAAACTATACAAGACCAAGAAGCAGCAGCTAGAGACAATATGGCTTATCAAATGGTACAACGAAACTTTAATAAGGAATTAGCAGCGGCTAAAAATGATACTGAAAGAGACGCAATAGAAAAGCGAAAAGATAGCTATGAAGCATATATTAGTGATTTAGCATCGACGGGAAATAAAGCCCTAGCAGAACAAGCTAGTATACAATACTTAACCGGTGTACAGAGTAATATCGCAGTACAAGGGGGAATTAATCTTGCAGAAGCAGAAAAAAAAGTTAGAGAAGGAACATTTAAAAGATTTGATTTATCTCAAAAAATTCAAGATCAGATCAACAAGGAAATGAACACAAATCAGCAGGCTTTGCTAACTAATACAGAATTCGCCCAACAAAGAATGATGTCCGAGTCTGGTAATCTTGTTGAAACTGCAAAGAGAGTCAATAAAAATATGGGAAAAAATTTGGCAGAGGTGTATGAAGAGGAAAAAAGAAAAGCAGAAGCAAATAAAGATAATAAAGGCGGAGAAGCAGTAACAGACCCTGCTCAAATAGCAAGAAATAACTTAACCAGAGCAGAAGAATTTGCTAAGTTGAAATTTGATGATTTGGTTAAAACATTTAACCCACTGTTGGGTGAACTATCATTATTAAAAGTAGCAACAATTGCACTAACAGCAGCAGCAGGTATTCTTGCAGTAAAACTTTCTTCAGATGCGGTTAAAGGAGGTTTAGGAGAATTAGTAAGTGGTGGAAAAGACTTACCTGCCGGAGCTAGTAAAAAACTAATAGGTAATTTAGGAAAAAGCTTTGCACTGTTAGCTGCGTTTGATGTAGGATATTCATTTGGTAAGGAAGTGGTAGGTCCTTTTCTAGATGAAGTGGGGCAAGCTATGACAGGTGATAAAAATGATTCATTTGGTACAGCATTATATGCATGGTGGAACCCTGAAGAAGCTAGTGGAAAAAAATATACAGCAGACACTCCGTTGCCGCCCCCCAAAGCAAAATCACCAGTAGCAGCACCAGTAGCAGCACCAGCCCCTGCACCAGGAGCAGCACCAGGAGCAGCACCAGTAGCAGCACCAGCCCCTGCACCAGTAGCAGCACCAGCCCCTGCACCAGTAGCAGCATCTTCATCAACGCCTGCTTCAGCCGCTGCATCGAGTGGAGCATCTTTGGATAGGTTATTTACATTCACTGCTAGATCAGGAAGCAAAGATAATTTTGAGGCATTAGACCCTTCTATTAAAAATAGAACAATAGCTGCTGCCCAAGAATACAATGCATCAACTGGAAAAACACTTATAATTAACAGTGGAAAAAGAGATCCAGCTGATCAACTACGACTTTATAATGAAACTGTTGCAGCTGGTAGACCGGGTATAGGACCTAATGGTATGGCTGTTGCCAAACCAGGTAAGAGTAGGCATGAAAGGGGATTAGCAGTTGATATTCAAAACTATACAGACGCTATGGCCCGTGGTGCAATGAATAGACAGGGATTAATACAGGGTGTACCAGGTGACCATGTGCATTTTCAATTACCACAAGCTAGAGAAGGTGGTATTTTCTCAGGATCCGATTCAGGTTTCCCAGTAGAACTACATGGTAATGAGTTAGTAGCACCACTTGATCCAAACTCTATTTTAGCTAAAATGCTTACAGCATCTCCTAGTGAAGCAGCAGCAATGATGCCTGCGTCTAGCGCGAGCAGTGCTTCAAGTGAAATGACTCAAACTTTAATGGATCGATTTGATACTATCATTAATTATCTATCTGAATGGGTAGATATAGAGCAAAAAATATTAAGACAAACCTAACTTAATTGGTAATATTATGGATGAAGAATTAAAAGCTGCGCTAATAGAACTAGTAGAAGTTCTAAAAATTACTAATACTGGCTCTTCTGGATTTACAGAAGTGGCTGAGGATTTTACCGTATTGAGTAGTGAGTCTGAGGAACTTACTAAAATAACACACGATGAGAATGAAGAAGAAAAAAAAGCACAAGAATTACAAGAAAAAATTAAAGCGGATAATGAACAAGCGGGATATGAGGCAGTAGAAAGTTTAAAAAAGTTAGGTAAGGCATTTCTAAGTGGTGAAGATGGTTTCAAAAAGTACGGTGAAGGAATAAAGCAAGCAGGTGATGCTGCATGGAATGCATCTAAAAATTACGGGCTACTTGGTGTAGCTATTGGCGGCATTTCTAAAATAACATCTGAGCTAGCTGCCGCTAGCTTTGAACAAGCCGACAATTTATTAAAAGCAAATGATGCTATTAGTAAAATGGGCGCGGTTAATTCTTTTAGCACAGCAAAACTTTATGAGTTTGCACATGGGGCTAGCTTAACTTCTAAAGAGATGGATAAGTTAATAAAACCTATACAGTCGATGCAAGGGGGATTAACTGCAATTGGTAATAATACTACACAGGGTGTAGAAAAATTTGCTGAGATGACTAAAGTCACAGATGATGTTCGAAGTGAATTTCAAAGATTGGGAATGGACAACGGAGAAAGAATACAAGCCCAAGCGGATTATGTTGCTCAAATGGAAAAAACTGGTGTTTTGCTCAAAAATATAGCAAAAACAGAAGATGGTTTAAGAAATGAATCTTTGAAATATATTAAAAATATGTTGATATTGTCTGAAATAACAGGCAAAAGTAAAGAAGAACTTGAAAAACAACAAGAAGCAATTGCAAATAGTTTGCAGTTTCAAATACAACAGCGAATTTGGGAACAACAACTTAACTCTGATATATCAAATGACGAAAAAGAAGCTATTAGAAGAGAGAAAGAAAACACAACAAAAATAGTTCAAAGTATAGCGGATACGATGGGCGCGCAGGCAGCAGGTGAGTACTTAAAACAAAAATTAACCGGTGTAATAAGTGTGAGGGCCGCTCAAATTGGAATCGATTACAATAAGTTCATAAAGATGTCTAAAGAAAGAGTAGTTGAAGGCGTTGAGTTTACTAATGAGTATAATAGGCGTATGGACTCTTTTAGTAATACAAACATGGTTCCTATTCTATTAAGTAAGGAATTTGGAGAAGGAACTACAGGGGGAACACAAGGATTAAAAGACCTAAATAAATTTTTAGGTAGAGACATGGTAGCTCAATATAAAACAGCTAAAGATAAAGTAGATGCTAATGCTGGTAAAACAGGCGGTGCAGTAGTAACAGATCCCGCGCAAATAGCAAGAAATGAATTAACTAGATTAGAAGAAAAGGCAAAATTAAAGGTTGATGATTTAGTAAAGTCGATGAATCCATTTGTTGGAGATATAAATTCATTTAAAATATTGGTAATAGGAGCAACTGCATTGTTAGGTGCCGCTGCTACGGCTCTTAGTGCAATAAGTACTTCAGCAGCACTTACTACATTTTTACAGGGAGCAAAAGAAGGAAACACGCCTGCAGTTAAAGGTAATAAATTATTAAATGTTTTAGGAAAAGGGTTGGGTGTCTATATGGCCTTTGAGACTGGACGAGCCATTGGTAAAGAAGTAATAGGTCCAGCTATAGATGAGTTTATTCAAAAAAAGACTGGAAATAAAGACGCTTCATTGGGAACAGCTTGGTATGATTGGTTTCATCCTGAAGAAGCTAGTGGAAAAAAATATACAGCAGACACTCCGTTGCCGCCCGCTAAATCAAAACCGCCAGCCGCAACGCCTCCAGTAACACCGCCTCCAGTAGCAACACCACCAGTAGCCACCCCAGCAAAGCCAACGCCACCAGTAGCAACACCGCCTCCAGTACCAACACCACCAGTAGCAACACCGCCGGTATCTACCCCAACAAAGCCAACACCACCAGTAGCAACACCGCCTTCAGTAGCAACGCCACCAGTAGCAACACCAACGCCAACACTTAGCAGTACTTCAAAAAATTATACTGAAGATGACATTAAACAAATGATTATTAGACATGAGGGAATTAGAAATAAACCATACCTAGATAGTCAAAACTTATGGACAGTGGGTATTGGGCATTTAATTGGAGATGGAAAAACATTACCTGATTCATGGAATAGGACTTTTTCTAATGATGAAATTATGTCTTTATTTGAAAAAGATTATGTTGAACATCGTCATGCGGCCGAACTTATATCCGGATTTGACAAATTTAATTCTGGAGGACAGGCAGCATTTATTGATCTAACATTTAATATGGGACCAAATTGGTATAAAAAATTTCCTAAAGCAACGCAAGCGATAGCCGTCGGCAACGCAGCAGTTGCAGCAGACGAAATGGTAGATAGTCTTTGGTATACTCAAGTTAAAAGTAGAGGACCTGAGATAGTAAATCTTATAAGACAAGGTGGGTTACAAAAAGCTAAAAAAGGTGGTATTTTCTCAGGAGCAGATTCAGGATTTCCAGTAGAACTGCACGGTAATGAATTAGTAGCTCCACTGGATCCAACATCTACGTTGGCTAAAATGTTAACCTCAGCCCCCAGTGAAGCAGCAGCAATGATACCTACATCTAGTTCATCAGATATTTCAGATGAAATTATAGTATCTATGATTAGAAAATGTGATACTATGATTAGCTATCTGTCTGATGGCGTTGCTATAGAGCAGAAAATATTAAGACAATCCTAACTTTAATGCTAAATACTCTATGACTTACAAAAAACGATTTACTAGAATAAACGCAACAGGCACCATGAGCCCTATTTCGGGCGGAAATAGCAATAAAGGTGCTTGGAATGGCAGTCCAGGACAAAATGGATCACCAACTGGTGGTTGGGACAACAGTGAATTTGGTTATAAAAACTATGGTAGCAGACTACCAGAAGTTTATACAGGTCACCCAAATCGTATCGAACGCTATAATCAATATGAAATGATGGACGTAGATGCTGAAATCAACGCATGTTTAGATATCATTTCAGAGTTTAGTACACAAAAAAACGAACATAATCAAACTCCATTCGCACTAAAATTCAAAGATGAACCTACCCCACACGAGATTGAGCTATTAAAAACTCAACTACAGCAATGGTGTAAACTAAATGAAATGGATACTAGAATATTCAAAATATTTAGAAACACTGTAAAATATGGTGATCAAGTATTTGTTAGAGATCCAGAAAACTTTAAGCTATACTGGGTAGATATGGTTAAAGTTATTAAAGTGATCGTTAACGAAAGTGAGGGTAAAAAACCTGAACAGTATGTTATCAAAGACATCAATATTAACTTAGAAAATCTAACTGTAGCTCAAAAAACAAACACAGACTTTGCTGCTAATCCAGCAACTGGTATGGGTGGTACAGGTGGAGGTGGTTCAGGGGGAGGTTATACAGTACCTGCTATGCCATATAACACTACAGGTAGTAGATTTTCATTAGGCTTCAACGAATCTGCTATTGATTCTAAGCATGTAGTTCATTTAAGTTTAACTGAGGGGCTAGATAGATTTTGGCCTTTTGGACAGTCTATACTAGAAAATATCTTTAAAGTTTATAAACAAAAAGAATTATTAGAAGATGCGGTATTAATTTATCGTGTTCAACGAGCACCTGAGCGTAGAATGTTTAAGATTGACGTTGGTAATATGCCCAGTCACATGGCTATGGCATTCGTTGATCGCGTTAAAAATGAAATACATCAACGTAGAATTCCAAGCATACAGGGCGGTCAAGCGATAGTAGATGCTACATATAATCCCCTGAGTATGAATGAAGATTATTTCTTCCCAGTAACAGCAGATGGTAGAGGAAGTACCGTAGAAATGCTTCAAGGTGGTCAGAATTTGGGTGAAATTGACGACTTGCGTTACTTTAATAACAGATTGGCTCGTGGATTGCGAGTACCAAGTTCATATTTACCAACTGGTCCTGATGACAATTCTACTCCACTCAGCGATGGTAGAGTTGGTACTGCCATGATCCAAGAGTTTAGATTCAATCAATACTGCGAAAGATTACAGGGTTATATTTGTAGAAAGCTAGATGATGAGTTTAAACTATTTTTAAGATGGCGTGGC